GTATCAATGAAATGTAAATAAGGTTCACCTGTTTCATGTCTTGTTTCTAGTATTAATCTCCATAATTCTCTTGCATTAATAGACTTAGAAACTTTATTAGAGTGTGGGTCAATTAATTTCCAATCAATATTTTTAGAGACTGCATTCATAAAGTCATCAGTAATATTAATTCCGTGATGTAAGTTAAGACATTTTCTATTAGCGTCACCACCAGAAGACTTACGCATAAATAAAAACTCTTCTATCTCTGGGTGGGATACGCTCATATAACAAGCATAGCTTCCTCGTCTTGTAGTTCCTTGATTGAATGCTAACATCTGACTATCAACAACTCTCATAAAAGGAATTGAACCTGTTGACATAGAACCATGTGAGGTTGATGTTCCATCACTTCTTATGTCGCCCCAATAACCACCAATACCACCACCATTACTTGCTAACCAAATGTTCTCATCATAGTGGTCACTTAATCCTCTTCTACTATCATGTACATAATTAAGGAAACAAGATATAGGTAATCCTTTTTTTGTACCGGCATTAGAAAGTATTGGAGAAGAGAAACCAAACCAAGTCTTACTTGCATAATCATATATTCTTTGTGCCATATCCCAATCAGTCTTACCTCTATAAGTAGAGACATACTTAGATGCTCTAGCAAAGGCGTGTTGAGGAGATGTTTCATTCTTATCTAAGTATCTATCTTGTATTGTAGCTATACCAAAGGGTGTTAAATTTTTATCTCGTTCTAAATCTATTTTAATTTTACTCATGTGATTTACACTCCCCTGCTATTGACATATAAGCAGACCCATCAATGTATGTATCACTACTAACTGCTCCTAGTTTTGTTCTTGCTATCTTTAATAACACCATCATAATTACTACATCATGTGATGTTATTTCAACATCTTTATATGCTGACCATAACTTTGCAATGTTATGATGGTTCTTAACTTTATCTCCATAGTCCTTATGTCTGTCGCCACCAACCAATTGTATAGCAGTTGTTAATAAATCTTTAGTGTTTAACTGGTCCATTATCTTTTCCTCTCTTCCCTAGTATAACCTTTTCCATTTCTCTCATGCCAATGTATTGACACAAATCATTATTGTTTTCACAAAACCAATGTAGTCCTGTACCTGTCATCATTATGCCTGTATCATCAGACATATTAATAAATTCTATATGCATCTTTTTTGTTTTACCAATACCTGTTGTTGATAATACAATATAAGCTTTACCTTCTTCTAACATTTTTAACCATCCATTCTTTTGGTATATCTTTATCACACCATTTAAAATTATTTTTCTCACACACATAGCATAAGTTGTTTTAGATTTCTTACTTAACTTAACATTAGGATTTTGAAAACAAAAACGAATATCACAATTCGTACTCTCTCTAATCCAAATATGTTTCTTTCTATCGTCAACTTTAAATCTACCTTTTATTTCTACATATACATTAGTGCTAGGAAAATAAAGGTCGGGAAGATAAGAACGATGAATGACCGGCTGAACATATTTTATTTTTTCTTTCTCATAAAAGAACTTAATCTTCTTTGACTTTAATTTTTTTATTACTGTAGCTTCAAACTTAGAACGATACATTATTTTTTGTTATATATTATATCATATAATTCTTTGAATGTCAAGTCTGGATTTTGTTTTAACTTTTTAATTACCCACTTGTATGACCACGCACTTAATTGAATTTGATTTTGAAACCAGTAATGAGTTTGTTCCGGCATCATTTCAAATAAATTTTTTTCATTAATCTTTTCTTTCTCTGGTCCTTCAACTAATGATTGCAACCATTCAACAAGAATACCTCTAGCTTTCTTTCGTATCTTTTTTATTTTCTTTCTATTCATCTTTACATTTCTCTGTGTTCTTTACTTTACTACAATAAAATTCTTTTGCTCTTTCATTCTGTGATTTTATTTTTTCATTTTTATTATCTATAATCTTTTTCTTTTTATCTGGGTTAGGTTCTTCTTCTAACACTATCTCTACTACCTTTGCAGTTTCTTTAGCCACAAATAAAGCACAGCCCATAGTGTTTAGTAATATAAATATTAATAAGAACATGACAAAAAATTTATACATTTATTTTTATCTCCTCAACATTAGGTTCTTTAACAATCTTTGTCATATATACATTACTCTTTGCATACTTAAACAATCTTAAACCTTTACCTTCGTTAGCGTCAGAATGACATTCAACTTTATGTTGACAATAAAAACAACCTAAAGGTAATTTCATGTTGCCACCTTTCTCATGTGGTATAGGTTCGTAACATTTTGCAGGTGGTTTATCATCTGCTAATTTTTCTTTAACATCTTTAATTAAATGTTTAACATTTGGTTTCATTAAATCATCTGGTCTAAACAAAGCTAACTCTCCTGTTGCTTTATTCAAAGCAAGGAAGCCACCCTTATTACTATCTTCATTCTCTTCGTAACCAGATAGCTGTGCAACATAACCAAATGGGTCGTCACCATACAACGAACCATCCTTAAATTTTTTAAAACTATATGATGAAGCAGTCTTAACATCAACAACTTCACCATCAATTTTACTATCCATATGTCCTACAATTCCATCGACAGTAACTTTCTTTTGTTGGTCTGTTACTTCATGTCCTGCTAATTCTGCAAGAAATAGAATCAGATGTTCCATGAAATGCCCTGTTAAAAATTTTAATTGTAGTGCAGGGTCTGGTGTAGTTTTCTTAAATGGTCTATGTCTATCATACCATAACTGTCTTGCCGGTCTTCCAAGTATAGACATTCGTAAAACTTTTTTATCTGCTTTCATAGGATTTGTAAAATCCATTACGACTTCTTTTATATTATTTAAAAATTTAGATAGCTGTTCTTCACTAACATTTACTTTCTTTTTATAAGTAAGATTAACAAGTAACTTATTTATATCTGGAACTAATGTATCTAAACTTTTAGTGTGTTTCTTTCCAGTTGTTTCCAATTTTATATTCTCCTGTTAGTGAACAACGAAGACCTAACTGGTCTCCTGCATCCACGATTGATTGTACTGCAAGTTTACCTAAACTTTCAGCGTGTTCTTCTTTAACTTGATATTGAAACTCATCATGTACATTTGCTACAGGTATAGCAACAATACTTTTTTCTTGTATATATTTTTCTAATAAGACAAGAGCTTTCTTCATAGCGATAGCTCCACCACCTTGTATTAAAGTGTTAAGGGCGGAATGCCTTTGTCTGATGATGAGCTTTCTTTGGTCGAGTCCTTTGAGGAAACCCTTGCGAGTAGCAATGTCCACTCTTTCTCGTAATCTTGCAAGACTTGGGAGACGCTTAAGAAATCTTTCTTTAATCTGTCTTCCATAACCTTCAGACCTTCCGCAGATAGCTCCGAGTTTTTTGTTACCTGCCCCATAAATGAACGCATAGATAAATGTCTTTGCAATATCTCTGCTTTCCAACCCTGCAAGAGTTTGATTTGTAGTGTGTATATCTCCATTAATGACTTCATTTATATATTCCTTATCATTCATATAGTGGGATAATATTCTTAACTCAAGTCCACTTGCGTCAATCCCCACTAACTTATATCCGTTTGGTACTACCCATAGTTCCCTGCATTCCTTACCATAAGGAGAGTACACGGCAGGGATTTGAGCCATATTGGGCGACTGGTGACTCATTCTTGATGTTATAGCCCCATTGGTTATAACTTTACCATGCACTCTCCCGTCTTCTCTTACTGCTTCAATCCATGACTCTATCATAGCCACTCGTTTCTGTAGTAAAAGAAACTCGTTAATCAATTCAGCTTCTGGTATATCTTTTATCTCTGATAAAACTTTTTCATCTACAATTACATGACCCTTATCTGTTTTCTTTTTAGGTTGCCATCCTAGATTAATTAATCGTTGTCCTATCTGTTGTCTTGAACCAAGATTAAATTCTTGATACTTAACTTTAATAAAAGGTACACCCTTGACATATCCTCTAGCTTTATTGTTTGACTTTGGTATAAAAGTTTCTTCAATCTTTAAAGGTTTAAATGTTTCTCTAACCTTTGTCTGTACTTCATCTATCTTTTGTTGTAGTCTAGCAAGAAGAAGATGTGCTTTCTCTATATCAATTTTAAATCCATAAGAAATTTGTCGTTCAATAATTGCTGCAACCTCATGCTCTAAATCAATTGACTCTTTAGAGAAATTTGCACTCTGTCTTTTTAATAAAGTATAAACTTGTATTAATAATTTAACATCACGAATACAATACCTTAACATTTCTTGACTGAACTTTGTAAAGTCATCGAAGTCAAACTTCTTGTATCCAAACTTTAAACCAAATGCTTTTAAACTATGTCCTCCTTCTCTTACTGGATTAAATAATCTTGATAGAACTAATGTATCAATTACTCTACCAAGTTTAAATAAGTCAACACCAAGTACATTCTTAATAACTGGTGCGTCAAAACCTATTATGTTGTGTCCAATAAACTCCGAATAATTACTCGCAACATCCTTAAATTTATGAATATCATCCTCAGTATAATGTACAGTATTGCCCTTATCACAAATAGTAACCAAGCAAAAAATCTTATTAGGTAATGAACCCTTAAAAAGTGGGGTCTCAATGTCGAGAAATAATTTAGCCATTGTTTACTCCTAAAATTTATCGTCTGCATCTTCATTGTCTGTAGGTTTTTCTGTTTCATGTAGTCTTCCTGTGTCCTTATCATAGTATAAATAAGTAGCAGGTCCAGTCATACCTACAAATCTATTCTTTAATACTCTTAACGATGTAGTATTACGAACAACCTCGTTCTCATTTTGTGCGTCTCTCTCTAATCCTAGAACCATATCAGATAGTTGAGCAATAGAACCACTACCTCTTAGTTGAGATAGGGATGTGACTGCTCCCTCTTCATGTCCTTTTCCATCCGGTCTTTTAAGATGTGATACAATAATCAAAGCACAATCTGTTTCTTGTACAAGTGTACGAAGCTTTGTCATAATTTCATCGAGTCCTTTTCTTTCATCACCAAACTCTTGGGATGATACAACCATACTAATATGGTCAAGCACAATGAACTTACACTCTAAAGCTTTCGCCATGTATCTAACTCTCGATACAATATTATCTACAGAATTAGAACCAAAATGATTATAGAAATAAAATCTACCAGAGCCAATAGTCTTGTTAAAGTATTCTATCTTATCATCTTTACTTAATGATATGTCTGGTCTTCTAAGTGGTAGGTTTGCTTCGACACCCATGATGTCAAGTGCTGTTATCTTTGGGCTTTCCTCAAGCATAATCATACCTATGTTTTGTTCAGTAGTTTTATAGATATGATAAACTAATTCTTTAATGACTGATGTCTTACCTAGTCCAGTACCTGCTGTGATAGTTACTAACTCTCCACTACGAATACCATAGGTTAATTCATCTAAACCTTTCCAACCATAGTCTGTTCGTGATTTAACTACAGGTTCTAATACCTCATCAAGTAAGGTTGAACCTTTTATAATTCCATCTGGTGCATGGACAGGTGCATTCCACCAACACTTCATATACTCTTCATACTTTCTAGCACGAAGCATATCGTTTGCGTCTTTGAAACTCTCTGGTAACTTAACTATCTTTGCCTTTGCAGGACCAAATAATTCTGCAACCTTTTTACTTTTCTCTCTACCTATCTCATCATTATCAAAGTTAATAACTATATTCTCAAACTTATCAAGCCATGTATAACTTTTCTTAATGTCTTTGATAGCAGAAGCAACACCATTCTTAATACTAACAACAGGATATTTTGAACCGAGCATTTGATACACACTCATAGCGTCAATCTCTCCCTCAGTTATGGTCACATACTTACCTCCATTGAATAGTTGTTGTCCAAACAATCCAGAATTACTTGTTGAACCATTGACAGAAAATTGTTTATCTTTTACAAACCTATTCTTATATCCTATGATAGTACCTTGCTAATCATAGTATGGATAGATATGTTTTGATATTAAACCTTGACCATTATAAGAAACCTTAACTCCATATTTCTTTACAGTCTCTTCACTTATTCCTCTATCTTTTATAGCATGAAAACCTCCTGCTAAATTAGAAGAATAACTACTTAAAATATTACTTGGTAATTCTTTTACTAACTCCATATTGTCGCCCTTCTCTTTGATTAATTGTATGTCCTCGCTGTCCGGTGGGAAGTAGTTTTCACAAGCAAAACAATAACTACTACCATCTTCGTTAATGCTTCTTGCGTCACTACTCCCACACTTATCACAAGGTACATGGTATTCTACAAAATTTGATTTGTCATCCATGTGTCGCCCTCTCTATATATTAAAAGTCTTCTCCGTTTTCTTTGTCAGAGGTAAAGCCCTCTGCTACATCAAAGTCCTCACCATAAGGCACGAGGTCTAAGACTTGTACTGCTTGTAGGTCTAAGCTTTTACCACTCTTACCTGCAAATGTCCACTCAAATTCTTTGTAAAGAACTTTGATTTGTGAACCATTACCTACCAATACATCAATAGGATTTTTCTTTGCGTCAACAAGTCTTGGCACAGGATTTTTTGTACCATCATTTCTTTCGACTTTTCTTTTAAGCTTAATGATATTACCTCTATCATCAGTCTTAACTGTAACCCCTCTGCTTGTAAAGTCTTTAGCAGTTGCGTCATCAATGGCTAAGTCCACTTGATAAACTGGGTCGAATGTTGTATTGGGTCTAGTAATAGCACACCAATATGCTTTTCCTTCTACTGTTGGCATAATGCCCTCCTTTATTTAATCTATTTAATTACCTATATTATATCATACTTCTTGCTTCAAGTCAAGAAAATAAATTAACTTGGGTGTGTTTTATACTCACGATGTCAATTCATCGAGACTGGAACTTAATTATAGACCCATATCCAGTAGTGTCATTTAAGACTTTTCATTTGAAAACCTACATCGAACTTAATCTCTGTCTTTGTTTTCTTAGTAGTCAACCAAGTTAATTCTTTTTCGGATTTCTACGCAGGACTTATGGATTTACCTGCAACCTTTCACGAGCTATCCACCTATGAGATAACGCTACTCAGTACATACCTTTAATCCCTCATGCATTTGCACATCAAGATTAAAACCACTACCTTACAACTAGCTTACTGTTGTTCAGTCAGTAGAAACATATGTCTTGCAAAAACATATGTCCGAAACCTTTATTATATTATTAATTATATTATTAATATTATAATTAATATTATAATAATAACTATTAATAACTTTAACATAGTTATTTATTTTATATATAATACATATATTATATCATGGTTTGTTTCCAAAGTCAATAACTATTTTAATTTTTTTTATAGCTGCGACACTTGGTCGCTATAAAACTCCTTGCTAAACATTTCTTTTATAGGAATAAGCACACATTTACTTGCCTTATTATCGCCTACATTCTTTGTCAACTTATCTTTATACTTATCCACAATTTTCTTTAGTGTTGATGTTTTAAATACAAGTGTACAAAATTCTTCTTTGTCTTCTTCTAATCTATGAAACCAATAGTCAGATTTGGTAGCATAAATACCACTAGGTTTCCCTCTATATTCATACTCAATGGCTATGTTTCCAGTCTTCTTCCACCAATTTCTCTCTGACTTAACCTCAATGGTACAGTCCTTAAACATATCCTTAACCTTTTGTTCTTTAATTTGACCATACTTTAAATCAATATCAAAGTCTTTAAATCCCTTCTTCATTATCTACCTCTTCTAATTTTAAGTTTAAGTCTAATGCGTCTGCGATTGCGTCTCTTACGAGAACCTATCTTGCGTCTGCCTTTATGACCCTTTCTTTTTAAGTCTGCTCTACTCATTTCTTTTTATCATCTGTAGCTAACAACCATTCTTTTTCTGCTTTACTTAATCTATTTCTTATGTCTGCTTGTTGTTGTTCTTTATATAATTGTATAGCTTCATTTAATAGTTTAGCAATTTTTATTAACTGCTTTAAAATTTTTTCTTCCATATAATACTCCTCATATATTCATTAGTATTCCGGTTAAGAATATAGCAAAGGCAACTGAATTAATAAATATTATTGCTCTATCATGCCATAAATAACCTACTACTAACCAACCAAATACACCTACCATGTGAAAGTATAAATTGATTGGTGTTATTTCTACTGCTGTTAATACCATACCAACAAGCAATATAAAACTACTGCACCATTTAATATACCAACTTAAATCATGTGTAGGTGTAATCTTTTTCAT